CTTTCAAATAACCCTTTGTTGTGTTTGACAATGTTTCTTTTTTAGATCTTGGATTGGTCATTATTTTGCCAATCTGTGAACATCTTATTTTTAGCATGATGTTAGTTTTTTAGTTTGTTGTGTATTTAATTTAAATGTTTTTAGCAATTGTTCTTTGGTATAACTACCTTCTTTAATACTTTGTATTGCTCTTTGAAATTGTATATCTGTTAAAGAACCTTTTTTAAATTTAACGTTTTGCCCTTTATTTTGATTGTTAATAGCATTAATAACTTCTTCAGCACTTGCCACACTACCAGCATCAATACCAATACCAAAATTTGCTAAAGCCCTTCCCCAAGCAGATGTTTCACAATTCTCAACATAAGAGGTTTTGTTTATATAGTTACTTCCTTTTTCTTCTTCAGCCAGACCAGTTGCAATTATTCTATTTTTTTCATCTAATATAATTGCTTTGATAAGAATTGAATCTTCAGTTTTTTCAATTACTTCGCTAACTAAAGAATAGTTAGGGTAATGATCCCGGAAATAAATTAGACGTTCATCAACTGTAACATAGGGCTTTCCCTTTATGTTTACAGTTTTTAAATTTACTTTTGTTCTTTGATTTGTTTTTGCAGTTTGTTCTTCTGCTTGTTTTAAGGCAATTACCTTATCAGTTGTTTTGCTCATATACTTGTTTTTATTGTTTATAATTGTTCAAAGTTAATCATTATTTTCTATTTCTTTGCATTTTTTCTTGTATTCTTTTATTATTTCTTTAAGTTCTTCTTTGTCGTGCTTGTGAACTCCTTTGCTTTGCTTCTCTAATTTTTCAAAAGCTTCACTGCCTATTCTGTTTAATAATTCTTTGTGATAGTTATACAAGTTGCCATGTTCATACTGATTGCAGTAAACACACTGTGCGTGTATATTCAAAGGGTTTAAACGAACCGAACCATGACCACCAGCAGAAAAAAAGTGACCAGCGTCATACTTGCCAACTAAAGGCACACCACAACTTACACAACCTTTATCTTTGTCACGTAGTCTTACAAATCTGTTTACCCATTTTTGGGCTTCTTTTAAATAGTCGCTTGTTGTTTTAAGTTCTTCTTTTAACCTTCTTTTTTTCTTTTTCCATTGAACTTCTTTTGCTATGTTGATCCATTCATTAATACATTCTTTTTTATGAGTGCAGTATTTTTGATTGAAGTGTAAAGCTTCAAATTTTTCTTTGCATTTTTTACAACGTGGCATCTTCTAATAATCTTTTGTTTATTTTTTTAAGTTCTTTTATTTCATCTTTTAGATCATCAATATTTAGAAATGCAGACTGCAAAATAATGTTTTTACTGTGGTTATCACTTTGCAATGCCATTACTTTTGTATCTAATCGGTGAAAAACTACTTGGGCTTCAGCTAATAAATCAAGACTTTCTTCCTGGCTTTTTATCAGTTGTTTTTTATGAGGGGTTTTTTCTTTAAGTTCTTCGAGTGTTAATTGAGCTTTTAAAAAAACTTTGTTTAATCCTAACTTTGCATTAATAATTTCTATCATGTTTGTTGTTTTAAGGGGTTTTTATTTTGGATTGTGAAACCTAAACCATTATTAAAATTAAATAATAACGGCATATTGAATTCAGTCAAAGCACCACCGGTTTCTTTATCCTTTATTTTTTCGGTGCTTATCATTGTTTCATATTTCATTGTTGGGCTTTTAGTTAAACGGTGTATGACGATCATGTCGTCTGATCTGTTTAAAAAACTTTTACCCCCTTCAATGTGATCTTTTAAAGGTGGTTTCAACATTCCAGCCCATTCATGGCTTTCAGGATATAAATTTCCACTCCTTCCACTTTCACTATTTGGGTGAGAAGATATGTAAATTGTTTTACCAGTTATGTTACAAAATTGTCTGCTAATATTTAAAAAATTATAATTTCCTTCATAAGTCATGTTTCGATCAAGTCCAGTGAAGGGATCAATAAAACACGCATCACAATCTATTTCATTAAATATGTCCAAAAGTTCTTTTGGTTTATAAAGTTTTTTGTTATCTACAAATGTAAAAAATTGCTCCAAGTAAGCATTTGCATTTTGTATTTCTGATAAAGATAAAGTTTTAAATGGTTTACCTTTATACATTTGGATCATGTCACGCAATATTTGACCACTTGAATTTTCACCACTCCATATTGCAAATTTAATTCCGTGTTTAGTTGCCAAACAAACCATATACCAAATGAACCAATATGTTTTACCTACGTTATCATGTCCCAGGATTATACAAAGTTGTTTTCTTTTAAATCTTAAATAGTCATCAAGTTTACAACCAATACCCAAACCAAGCTTAATTTTACCTTCTTTGTAGTTTTGTAAATATTGTAAGTTACTTCCTTTGTTTATTATCATTTTTTTAGTTGTGTATTTACGTATTCAACTAATGGATCAGATTTTAATTTTACGTTTTTAGAATCACGCTTCAACCAATTTTTAGCAGTCAAATATAAAGATTTATATTTTTTATTGTCTTTATAGTTTTCAATACTTTCAAGAACTTCATCAATATTTTCTTTTTTATAGTCTTCAAGTAATTTTAAATATTCTTTTTTACTAATAGATAAATGATTGAATGCCTTATATATATCTTTAGATATATTAACAGTTACACTATCAGTAACAGTAACAGGTAACTTTGCTAACTTTTGCTTGGCATTGCTACTTTTTGCCAAGCCACCTTTTCTACCAGCTTCAGCCCTAACATTTTTTTTATTTTTCCAAATTTTAAGATCTCGTTTTAATTGTTGTTTAATGGGTTCAAAAGCAACTTTCAGTATAAGATCATCAACTTCTGGGTTTTCGTCGTTAACGTAGCTTAAAATAGTCTTAAAAAGCCGACCAGCATCTTTGTCTGTAAGTAGTTTTAATGTACTGTAAATATCGGCATATAAAATAAAAGATTTTTTGTTGTTCATGTTATGTTTTAGTTTAATTAATATTGGTAACCGTGTTATAAATTTCAGTTACTATTTTTTTTAGTTTTTCACAATCATTAGTTGAAAGTGCATTTTTTATATTTTGAATTTCAGGATCGTCAAAAATTTTATTATTGCCTAAAGCCAAAGAAATTTCATAAACTGAATCTTTAAATTTAGGATCTTTTAATTTAGATTCGTAAATATCTAAAAAATAAATTATAGTTGAATGTGATCTGTTTAAAAGTTTTCCGATTTCTTGAAGCGTATAACCATTTTCTCTTAAATATTTTGCTATAAAAACTCTTTGATAAGTTTTAATTTTTGTTCGTTTTTCTTTATTTAATTCATTGTTTCTAATTATTTGAACAACTCCTGGTATTTTTTTAAGTGTTTTCATTTATTAATTTATTAGTATTTCTGTTTATTTTGTTTTATAAGCTTTCTAATATCTAAATGTTATAAGTTTTAAATATCACTTTTGCAAAAAAAATTATGAAAAGAGACTTATTAAATATTATTTGTTTTAAAGCTATTGTTAAATTTATTTTATTCAGTTTAAAAATTATGATTACATGAATCTAATTTTGAAGGATAAACATAACATAATTTATCATTGATTTTTTCAATCCTATAAAAACAATATTTATAAGTTGATCCAATTTTTTTAGTTTTGGGTATATATCCACTATTATATATAAGATTTTTTTCAAGTATGTCTTCAGATATTTGTGTTAAAATATCTAATAAAACAGATCTGCCAGACTTTTCAAAATTATCAATATAACTGATTTCTATTTTAATTCTTTTTTCTTTTTCCATTTTAAAATTTTTCATAATTATCACCTTCATCACAATCATTACAAAAATCGTGTTTTAAATTATCACAATCATTAAAATTAAAAGTACATTTTTTTTCTTCTTCGAATAAATTTAGTTGTTTTAAAAATTTACCTTTTGTCCATTGTTTTGCCATTGCTTCAGCAATACCTGGAAAAGTTTTACTTCTTAGGGTTCTTCTTTCTTCAGGTGTTTTTGCTTTCTGTAAAGCTTGGTAAAACCATAATGGCTGCCTTTTTTTCTTACCACTTCTACTGTCAATCCATTCAAAAAACTCACCTTTTTCAACTATATTTGTAGGTTTTAATTTTGGTAAATTCTTTAACCATAAGCAAGTTGATTTTTGTGCTTTATCTCCAAATTGCCAGGGTTGTATAATTTGATCAGGTTTTCTAATATACGTACTTATTGAACCTATTGGATTTTCAATAGCTATTCTTTCAATAGGTGCGTTCATTAAATCAGTAACAAATTTCAGTGCATCTTTTCGAAATTTTTTTCTGTTAGGGTGTTTTGGGTGTGGTCTTCTATCTTTTATATCAAGATCAAAATCGTCTGGGTGGTAAAACCAAGCTGCACCACTAACTGCTAAATAAGTACACGGTGGAAAAGCTATAAGCATATCCCAATCTTTTTTTAAAATTGGCAATATATCACCTTTTATATGCCATTCTGGTTTACCACCACTACAATCTAATATATCACAACTGTACGCATCATGACCAAGTTTTCTTAATTCTTTTGTGACTACTTGGCTTTCTTCACAACCTACTAATATTCTCATAATATACGTTTTGCTTTATTTTTAAGTTCTTTAATATCTTTTAATATTAATTCTTTTTCTAAAAGTCTTAAACCTTCCCCATTCATTTTAACTTTTCTTTGATAGAAAACTTCTTTACTTGACATTTGCGAATAGTGTATTGAAGATATTTTATTCCATTTAAGATCTTTTTTATTAAATATAAAAATATTTGCACTCGATTGAAAATCATAACTATCTATATCAATTTCAATTTTTAGTTTGTTTTCCTGGTGCTGATATATTCCTTCAAATTCTACGCTTTGCCTACCGTTATAATATTTTTCTTCTATTGTTTTCATATTTGCTTTTTTATTAATCAATATATTTTATTAATTCTTTTATTCTCCATTTTGTAAAATCATGGCTAACTTGATATTTACCACTCTTTTCAATAAAGTCATAAATATCATCACTTTCAATTTTGCTTATTTCTAAGCTGGTAACTTCCATATTATTTAATATGTATTTTAATTGTTGTAAAATTTCTTCTTTAGTCATTTTGTTTTGCTTTTAAGTATTCTAAATATAGTTTTTGATTGAACGTACCTCTGTGTTCACGTTCCCAATAGAACTTATAAACATATAAATTCTTTAATTCTTCAATAAATCTTATATAATTTTTCATAGTGTATTTTTTAAAACATATCATTTGCATAATCATTGTAACAACTTTTGCTACAAAACCAACCGTTTAAATCAAGATCTATTTCTTCATTACAGTTTCTGCAAGTATTTTTTTCTACTGGTTCGGTGTATCTCATTGTTACACCACCTTTATAAGCAAGGTTGTATTCTTGCATAAGCATATCTGCTTCTTTTTTGTTATCGACTTCATCAATAACTTCTTTTTTCCAAATTAGTTTATACATAATATTAGTTTAAATCTTTTAAAATATAAATACCTTCTTTTATCTTCTTTTCGGTTTCTTGTTTTGATTCACCAAGAAATATATTTCTATATTTACCAGTAGTTCTTGAATAATCCCAAGTATTTATATCTAAAACTGTTTTTTCATCTGAATCGTTTGGAATAAATACTATAATTGAATCATAGCTCTGAAAGTAGAAACCTTCATCTGTTTGAATTTCAAATTGGTTTGCCACTTGGTTACCACTGTTTGAAGTCATGTTGTTAATTTTTATTTTTTGCATTTTTGTTGTGTTTTGTGGAAGATTGAACTTCCTGGTTATAAATTATTTGTATTAATCGACTGTTCCATTACCGTAGTACATATCGAATCTTTTTTCTTTTGTTAAAGAATCAAACCAAAGATCATATCTTTTTTTATACATTATCCATTTAAACTTAAAAGAATCACCATTACAATATCTTAAACGATTATTTTCTTTATAAAATTTATAAAAGATTTCATCTTCTGTTCCTTCCCATATTAATTCTTCAGTAACTTCACCAAAGTTTATTATTTTTTTTATTTCTATTTTCATATCGTTTTTGTATTAATAACGCACAAGAAACAAAAAAAGTTTCAATTTATCAACATTTTTGAACATATTTTTTTATAGAAACAAAAAAACCCCTACAATTGTAAGGGTTTTAACACAACATAACACGTTAGATTTTTAAAAACGCTAACAAATATACTAAATAATTGGAAATTGTCTGCTATCAACGGCACATTTTAAGCTTCTTACACCATTGATCCGATTACGATCAAAATCGAGTGTTAAAATTCGTCCACCTAAAACCTTAATTGGTCTTCCTTTCTCTATATGAAAACCGTTTGAGCCGTCTGCATATTCATCTTTATAAGTTCCAGTTATCATGTTATGAATATATTTGTGCCTAACTTCGCAAATGCCTTTTTTTAAATACATAATTTCTTTTGCGTCTGTTCTAGCTGAATTTTCGTGTATATGCCCCATTGTATATACATCTGCTTCGTACATGGATAAAGCACGACTTAAATTTATTGCTCCTTTTGTGATTGCACCACCACCACCAGCACCATGAAAATACTTAATTTTCAAGCTTTTAACCATATTACTGTTTTGATAATTTAACCATATCCAACCACCGTAACCACCTGTTAAAATATTTGAATTGCATTTGTAATTTAGAAGATCAACAAACCTGGAAATGATGTCTGTCTCTTGGTGTTTAAGCACAGAGGTTTCGTGGTTGCCATACCCAATTAATTTAATAATATTTGCATACGGTGTAAACCATTCAACGGCAGTTTTTACAATACTATCAAAATAATTATTAAAAGCGTGTTCCGGTCTTACATCACTTTTATTCCCCCTTCTGTCTCCTTTACCTTGCATAAGGCAGAAGAAGTCACCATTAATAAAAACAGGTATTTCTTCCTTTAAACAATAATCTAAATGTGCTTTCAAAAGATCTCTATTGCAATGAGGGTTGTCCCAATGCAAATCACTCAAAATTGCTATTTTATTATGTTTTTTATAAGTAGTAAATTTCGCAATGTTTTTTGAAATTCTTTCTACTTTCATTTTTTAGATTTTTTTGCTAATCTTCTTGCTTTTCTTGTTAAGAACCAACTAACAACTTTGCCAATCCAATTAACTTTTGACTTTACATCTACTTTAGTACCGTCTTTATCTGTTCTTATTTCAACGTCTAAAATATCACTTTCAGTATCAAGCTTAAATATTTTTACATCACCATTTTTTTGGTAAACAATATCTACAGAATCAGTATCTATTTCTATATACGTTTTTCCTTTTTTCTTATCACGTACAAATTGAACATCAAAGTTCTTTGTATCTACATTCACCTCTATCGGCTTAATTGCATTTTTCATATTAAACATAATTTATAAATTTAAAATTCTTTTATTAAGCAAAGAGTAAAATACTTTTGCTTACTATCTTTACACATTTTTATTATTGCTTCGTAATCAGGGTTCTTATTACATACTAAACACCCAGCTGACCAACCATTGATATTATCTCGTTCCAATAAAGATCCTTTGTTATAAGTTGATCCATGAAAGTTTGTATAAATAACACCACTTTGCACTTTTCCAAGTTCTTCACTTTTACCGTCTAAATCACCGTCACGGAAATATAAAATTTCTTTTCTACTATGTTGTCTTAAACATGGCATTTTCCCTCTATGTAAACCGTATTTATAAACGTCATAATACCATTCATTTGATTTAACTACGGCAGCACCAACCCTATTATAACGCTTGAAACCACCTTTCAAAATGCTTGTTCCTGGGTTCGTTGTTCCTGTAGTTACCTTAATAAACTCTTCTCCTTTATAAATATAAAATTTATCATCAAATTTATTTGGTTTATCTTCTTTGCTTCTAACTGCAAGAATCCAATAACCTTTTGGAAATTCCTTAAAGCTTTTTAATTCTTGTACTTTATCTAACAGTTCTTTATCGGTGTATTTTCTGACCATTTTTTGTTATATAATATTTACGCTTTCTTTTTAACTTGGTATTATCTTCTAAAAGTGCTTTATTTCGCATTTTAAGACTGTGTAACAGACTATCGTTGACTAATCTAATAGAATCTATGTAATGCTCTGTTTCACACGTTACATTATCTTTTTTTTGTTTTTGGTTTTTTGGTTCAAAAGTTGGTTCAAAAAAAGATCCAATTGCACTTATTATAGCTACTATTATGATTGTCTTATTATCCATTTTATTTTTCTTGTAGTTCTTGGTTTCTTTTCTTTTCAAAAACTAAATCTTGCATCAATATTTTATCATGCTTTCTTTCCTCATCACAATCTTTTAACCTTTCTCTTTGCTCTAAAATTACATTTTCCTTTGAAGTTAGTAAATATCTACCTAACCAACAAAGTAAAACAATAGAACCGATTAAAATAGCACTAAACGGTGTTTTTAAAAACTGTTTAAAACTAATGTTAAATATCTTCTCTTTCATCATTTCTTTCTATACCTACCAACATTTGTAAAACTGTATATCCAATAATCATAACACCACCAAACATTTTATAATAAGGGCTATTTAAAATTAATGAAGTACCAGTCAAAATAGCACTACAAAATACCATTATTCCAAAAAAATATATATGGTTTTTATTCTTCATTTAATTCTTTTGGTGTCCATTCTTCACTTCTCATAATTTCAACTACTTCTTCATGATTATAAATTCCTATTGGTACAATTAATTCATCTTCAATAAAAGTTGGTGTTTTTTCCCAACTTAAAACAAATTTTGTAAAATCTAATGATCTTCTTATAGTTTCATTACTTGTTTGAAATACTTGTTGAAAATCTACTTTTGGCAGATCATCAATGCTTATTATTGCGTATGTAAAATTATTATATTTCATAATTATTAAGTTGGTACATTTGTACTAAAAGTTGGTGTATTAATTAAAGTTCCGTTATTACTTCCTACTTCATCAGTAATTGTTGTTCCTAAAATACTATCATTATCACCCATACGCCACCAATTAGTAATACCACTATGACCAGTTAAATCTGCTGGTCCACTTGCTATTGCCGTTACTTCACTTTGTGAAAGTTCTTTATTAAATATTGCTACTTCATCAATTTCCCCTTCAGTTACTTCATAAGAATATCCACCCCTTTTACCAATTTGCCAACTTGTAGAAGGTGAAGATTTTAATGAGCTTGGTGAATTATATCCAACAGTTTGGATATATTTAGTGCCATTTACATAAACTAATGTTTTTTCAGCATTCGGAGAATTACTTGCGTTATATGTAGCTACGATATTATACCATTGCCCTGTATTTAAAGGTATTGCCGTACTTCTATATGTAACACTCGAGCCAAAATATACATCAATTCTATTATCAGAAGGCTTAATTAATAATGCAAATTGTCTATTATCTCCACTTCCACCAACCCCTTCCCATTGTGAAACTACATAATTTGCAGCACTATCATCTAAATAAACCCATAAAGAAATACTTGCTTCTGTTAAGCTATTTAAAGAAGATAATACACCACAATCTACATAAGTACTTACACCGTCAAAACTCATTGAATAAGTATTAGTAAAACCAGCATTTTCCAAAGCAGTATCACCACTTGGAGAATCTGCATAAACCGATCCCCAACCAATTGAATTATTAGTTGAACCCCTTCCCCATTCTATTGTGTTATTTACAACACCTTGTCCCCAATCTGACATAATTTATTTTTTAAGTTGTTATATCTCCACTAAGATACCATTCATCAGTACCTCTTTTAATTAATCTTCCCATTGAATATTGAACAGAAAGTTTTGTTTTGCCACCAGCAGAACGTAATGTAACACCACTACCAGGAACAACCGTAGTTTGACCAGCACCCAATTGGCTAATATATATTATACCACCTATAGGAAAAGCTACAGAACTGTTTGGTGGAATAGTTAAATTATTTGCACTACCGTCTTCCATTTCTACAAGTCTGTTTAAATCTGCTAAAACTAAAGTATAGCTTGTTCCTTCTTTATTAAGTTCTAATTGTCTTAATTCTGTACCTGTTAGATATTTAGTATCATAGCCACCTGATCCATCACTTTTAGATATAATAAATAAATCGGTATCTTCTAAAAAAGTACCTTTATTTGTTAATTCTGATATTTTTACTTCTGCCATGCTTTTTTAAATATTTTTTTAATTTAATAATATTCTGTTCTTTTGGTTTCCTTGTAACTATTTTTTTCATATATACCAATTAGTGTAATTTACGTCTGTACTTGGGTACATATCATCACCACTATTAGAATTGTACTCAGGGAATAAATTAGAATTATTGCAAATATAATCAACAAACCTTTGTGCGTAATGATCTGCTATTCTTTGCTCACTTGCTACAAGATCTTTAATATCTTCACTTGATGCGTTTTCACTGTTTTCAGAACTATGTTTATAAACCCCTTTATTACTAATCGTAAAACTTGCAAAATGCAAGTATTCAACCATTGCAAAATGAATTAGCATAGGTTTAACATAAGTAGTTAATAATGTTAAATAATTACCACCTAAACTACCAGCAATAATGTCTGCTTGTATTTTTTGTAATAGATCTGTTCCAAGATAGTTCTGTATATGGGTGTCCTGGGCAATCTTTATGTACATAATGAACTTATCTGTATCAACATTTCCATTCATTGAAGTAAATTTAACTATGTCTGCCCTTGAAATTAATAACGCTTCTGCCATTTTATTTAATTCTTTTTTTATTTATCGTAATAACCTTTATCATCTCTATTTATAGGCGCAATTTTTGAATCTTTGTTTCCTGAAGGATTTACAGAATATGGAACAGAATTCACTTCTTCAGAACTGCTTAAACTTTTGTCCTTATAGTAATTGCCGTCTGTTTTCTTTTTAAGTCTGTAAAGATTTTCTTGCCAAAAATGGTAACAGTTCGGGCCTCCTTTAAATCGGAAAATTGAGTAGTTTTGACCTTTATGACCAAAAGAATTATTAACCCCTTGAAAACTTGCCATATCAATATCTTCTTTTCTATAAACTACACCCCTTGCCGTTCTTTGTTCCATTCTTTTGCAAAAATCCCTGCTTTTGCTTCCTTTTTTCATAGATTTTGCAATTCTTTCATAAGAATATCTGACTTTATAAATGTCTTTGTCTAAAGAAGATTTTCTGTTTGGATAACTTTTAATAAAATTAGCTAATTTTGTTAATGCAGATTTTTTTACTTTGATTAATTTATTCGCCCAATCTTCAATACTCTCGTTTTCTTCATCAACTTTTCTTGCATCTACAAGTTCCCATTCTTCAGTGTCAATTATTTCACCTTCAAGATTGTCAAGTACAAATTCTTTTTGCTCATCTGTCAAAACTTCATCTTTGTGTAAATTTTGTTTTATTCCTGTTTCTTCTTCAATGACTTCTTCATCTTTTACACCTTCAAGATCTTTAAACTCCAAAGGTTGTAAAGTCCTAAAATAAAGCTTTAAAGACACACCATTAAAAGCAAGTATTTTATCAAGCGCATCAATTATAATTTGTTGCATTGGTTTTATTACCATATTGTCAAAAAGTACGCTTGAATTCTCAAGTTCATCTGCATTACTTGAAAAACCATTTTTGTTTGCAATTCCGAAAAGTAATGGGCTTGTTACATTGTGAGAAACAAGAATTTTCCTTAAACATTCATCTGCTAAATATTGGTAATGTTCTGGTGCATTATTCAATTGAATATCATCAATTGTAGTTTTTGATTGCTCATCAGCATTAAAACTAACGATCACTTTCTGACCATTTGAGCCAGTTAATTTGTTCATTACCTTAGAACTAATAATTGATTGTTGTTCTTCCGTTGGAATACCATTGTTAAAATTGACCACCTTAGTACTTGAGAAGGAATTCTGTACATCATTAATTAAATAAGAACTGATTTCTTCTTCAAGGGTGCAATAAGGAATACCACCTTGATAATCTACACAACCAAAATACTTCATTCCTGGTGTATAATTTTTTATGTACATTATCTCAACTGATTCTCTACTAAATCCAAAAGCCGGAATTCTTTTAGGTGGAAATTTTTTCACTTCTTCCCAATTATCACTGTAATAAAAAGCTTCAATTTCTCCGTTTTTATTGCACTTTTCAGGGGCTAAAAGTTGTGTTGGTATGTGATATACCTTAATTATTTTTTTATGGTCTCTGCTATAATGTATTTGAATAGCCGATTGACCAAGCATCTTATAATCTAAAATTATTTTTTTTAGATCTTCTGGATCAAAAAGCATAATTGCTTGTGCATATTCATTTGGCTTCTTATTTGAATCAGTTGCAGAAATTCCTTTACCGTAAACTAATTTGCAAATATTGTTGATTACTGCATTGTTAGTTGTACTGTTTTTGTAATTATTTATAAGAAAATTAAAATAATCATTATTGTCACCGTATAAAACCCAATCTTGTCTTGAACTTTCTACAATTTCAGGTGATTCGTATGCAGCTAAATTTAATACGTGTAAATTACTATTATTCATAAATTATAAATTCATTAGTTGATGTTTGTTCGTTGTAAACGTTATTGTTTACGCTAAAGGTAGTAACATTTTGATTTGTTACAAAAATACGATCATAATAAACAATGTCAGTACCATTTTTAATTAGTAGTTTATAGAATCTATTCTCTACTAATGTAAAAGCTGGTGAGGTTGTATGAAAAGTTGCCGTAATCGTATCATAATAATCATTAGTTGCAGAAGAACCAATAACAATTTGCGTTTCAACATTGGTGCTTTCATCTTTAATGAATAAACCGTCATACGTTTTAGATCTTGGAATAAATTTAAAACTTTGGGGGTTCGTATCTACTTTTAGTATTATCATATTACATGAACGTAAATTTACTTTTTTGTCACAAAAAAAGGGATTCCGAAAAACCCCTTTTTACAAGTATATAAAGAAAGAAAAGCCCCTTTTATGAAGTAACTATATTACAAACCCCGGTACCACCAGCACCATTTTGTAACAATAGTTTTAATTCAGTTTCGTTTGTTGCATTAATGAAATTCGCTGGAAGCTCTTCAGCAGCCGTGAAAGTCAAAGAATACCCATTATAATCACCTAAGTTTTGCCCTGAGGAAATAGACCCTGCAGTCACATCACAACCTTGATCTAAGCCCATTAAAAAGAATTGATCACCTCTTGTGTGAACAATAATTCTTGGTCTTCCGTAAGAAATTAATTTAATGTTTTTTGTAGATTTTACATCTTGTCTTTTCAACTGTACAGTCAAAGTTTGAGTGAAGAATGTTGTTCCATTTTCCCTACTTGATTCAATAGTAGTTTCAAAGGAATTAGCACCTTTTAATTCAAACTTAAAAGCAGAGAACGTAATACCGTCACTTTGTACTGCAACAATTTGGTCTGTATTATCTCCAGTTCCATATTGTGCAAGTCCGGAAATATCTAAATCACCGTAATTAATTAAGTAAATATTATGTAATCCACTTACACTGTCTTTACATTGCTCGGTACGTCCTCCAATAATATCACAACTCATGTGTTCTAAGTTTTAAAAATTTATACTAAGAGGGGTTTTTACACCCCTCAATTAATTAGTCTTATGCGTAGATAACTACATCACCGTTAATACCCATTTGTACGGCTGCAGTAAATCTCATTACAACACGAAGATTACGATCTCCAAGTGTTTCAGAAGTATCTATAACTTGTACAGAATTAGTGTCTGAAAGCAATCCAGTTCCGAAGAACATATTAGACTTCTGTGCTGCCATCATTGAATGTGCTGGAAGCCCTTGTGCTACAACTACAGGAATTCCATCGAAAGATAATCCTTGTCCGTCGAACCATGTTGTACCTTTATTGTCAACACCAGCACCACCAATAGTAGCTACAAAACCACCTAAAGCACGAATATAAGCACGTGCAACATTTGGTGCTACATAAATATGCAAGTCCTCTTTGCCGTAGACGGCAGTAGGGATAGCGTCCACCACCTTAGCCATTTCTGTGATAACATTGGTTGCAGTGATCGTTGTGCCAGAAACAGCCACACAACCACTACCACCTGCAGTTGCTAAATAGTAAAAGCCTTGAAATTCTCCATTGTTTGCAACTTGACCACTCCAAATATTTGATTCGATTTTTGCAGCAACTTTTGAAGCCGTGTAACCTATAACAAAATCTGAAAATGATGCTGGTGCTTCAGCAAAAGCACTAAAGCCCATTTGTTGTGCTTCCCAAGAATCAATTAATTCTTTTTTACACATGGTAGTATTTACTTGGTATTCTAACGGCTGAATTACTTTTTCAGTCATTGTTAAAGTTCCATAGTTTGTGTAATCACAAGTTGAATCTCTTACAATATCATCATAAGAAGCTACTTGTAGATTAGCTTTAAATTTTACATTTGGCATAACGGTTACTAAACCTTTTTCCAATGTTGATGCCGATAGTAAAGCTGCAGAAATATATTTTCCTGCACTTTCTCCAGCATAGTTTGAAGTGATATCTAAACTCATAGTTTAAAAATTTTAATTTATTATTTATTTATTATTTACTTAATTTACTCATTACCCTATCAAGAGTAGTTTTATGACCACTTTGACCATACAAAAACCCTTCAATTTCTTTTTTGTTTTCTGGGTTGTGTACAATTGGTTTTGGATCTTCAATAGAAGATAATTCAACTTCTTCTGTTTTATCTTCTTTTGTTTCTTCTTTAAGATCTTCTTTTAATTCAACTTCTTTTTCAGTAGCTTTTAATTTAAGATCTTCAATTTCTTTTTTTAGTTTTTCAACTTCTTCAAAATGTAATTCTTTTGAAATCGTTTCAACTACTTTTTTTGGTGCGTTGTTTTCTTCAGAATATTCTTCTTTTTCTTTCATCTCTTTTTCAACTTCCTCATTTTCCTCAACAACTTCTTCTTCGTTTTCTTCTTCTGATGATTCTTTAACTTCTGCAATAATACCTTCTTCTTTTACAACAAGTAGTCTGCCATCTTCAAGTTTATAATCACCTATTGGCATTGCAACTTTCCCATCTTCTGTAATTATTGTTAATTCATCACCAGGTTCAAAATTTTCACTCTCAACAATAGTAATTTTGTCCTCAAGCTTCATTTGTGCAAGTTTTATTTCTTCGTTTTCTACACCTAAAAGGGTTTTAATTTTAGCTAATATTTCAGTAGTATTCATTTCTTAAAAGTTTTTATATATTACATGAACGTAATTAAAAAAAGTCATCACGTTTTCTTTTATCCTTTTCCTATTCCTTGGGCTCTTAAAGTTCCATCACAACAATCTACATGGTAAGTATTATCTGCACATAAACACCCTCTTTTACCACCTTTTGGTGAAGATTTACTTTGTGTGCTATTTGGATTGTCACTAAATTTTTTTACTCTTTTTTTCTTATTTCTCATTTTTAAAAAGGTTTTTAATTTTTTGTAAAGTATCTTTATTTATTTCCTCTTTCATTGCTTCTAATTTACCAAGTTCTTTAAGTTTGCTTTCTGACCAACGTAATCCAGCAAGACCACCCCAAAGTAAATAAGATATATTTCCACAATCGTTTGTATCTGCATCATCATAATATGTTTTTGCTCTGCTTAAATAAGAATACATTCTTGAAATTGTTTCCTCGCTTATTGCTTCACCATTTGCCAATTGTTGCGCCCTAACTTTGCCTGTTTGAGTTGCACATTTATTGTTGTTCTTTTCGTTAAGTGCAATTCCTCTTTTAGCATTGTTTTTTACACCACTCGGATAATCAGAATAAGATTCAAGTTCTGTAGCATTTTTTATTTTAACACAGTTAGGTACTTTTTTACCATATTTAGTTTTAAAACCTTTTTGCTCGTAACCTTTCCAACATGGTTTTTTCAAGTCAATAGTTGGTATTTCTTCGCTTAATGTATGTTGTTTACATGGCATATACCAAATTTTACCTTCAAATTCGTGCTGGTGTGAACCCTCACAACCTAAATCTTTAGCAACTTTCAATGCTTTTTCCTCTGTTGAATATGCAGTTCGATCATCAATAATTGCAAGATCTTCATCTATTATAATAGACTTTAATTCTTGTTTACTTGCTTCTACTTTTTCAGCGAAATAACCCTCGATACTGAAGCCCTTAATGTTCCCACTTTTTACTTCTTTCCAAACATCATCATTTTCAACTTTCATAGTAATATACCATGTTCCAACAGGGTGATCAAAATTATATAAACTTGATTTATCTTTATCACCTTCTTTGATCCAACTTTCAACAACTGACATTCCTTCAATTTTTCTTTCATGTTCAATTGTAGCGTTATTTTGATTAGATTTTTTCAAAAACAATTGACTTGCTTTACGAATGGTATCTTTACTAAAATAAATGTAGTACTCATCATCACCATTCTTTCTAAAAATTTGTTTGTCAGGAATCAATGCAGCACCCATTAATAACCTCTTTTCATCATTAATAGTTTTCAGTTCAACTTGGTGTTTTTTTAAAGCTACAAAATCACTTTCTATTGCTGGTGAATTGACAACCGATACTGCATCAATACCAGCATTTTCTTCTTCTTCGTTTAATATTAATTCTACTATTCTCATATTACATGAACGTTTTTTATTTATAATGTCGCATTTTCTATTTTGTTCCTATCTAAACTTTGTGCCGTTGTAATATCACCACTAACTACAAAAGCTTGTGTTGGTTGCATTTGTAATTGTGCTAACTGATTTACACCACTATCACCGACCACATTAAATTGTGCAGTTGGTGTTGCATTTGCTCCTGGGTCACTTGGTGAGTTTATTCCACCACCACCACCAGCACTTGAACTTTGAAATTTTGTTGCTGAAATCTTTGAAATTTGTGCAATACCTGTCGCGGCAACAATTCCTGCTTTTACAAAGTTTGCGCCAGTTAGTGCATCTTGTGGAACGGCTAATTGAGACATGATTCCTTGAGCCGTACTAATTACAGCTTGTGCAATACTAATTGCCTTATTTACTCTAAAAGCTTTCTTTTGTGCTTCTTCACCTTCTCCAGCAAATGCAGTTACAAGATCTGAAATTGCACCTAAAGAGTCATTTGCAAGTTGAAACCTTAATTCCCATTTTCTTGCATTATCTTCAATATCTTTATCTCTGTCTGCTTTGGCTTTTTTCTTTGCTTCATCTTCTGCCTCTTCTTTTTCTTTTCTGTATTTATCTTCAATTTCTTTTATTGCTGCTTGTTGGTTTTCTTCTAAAACTTGCGTATCTAAACCATATTGTTTTGCTTGTTCTATTAAATTAAAATACTTATCTTGAACTAATTGTATTTCGAATTCTTGTTCACTAATTAATCTTTTGTTTGCAATTTCTGTTTCAGCTTCTAAAGATGTTTCAAAATCATCACGTAATTTTTTAAGATTGTCTTTTCTTTTCTTTTCAATAGCATTTTGACGTTGCAATTCTTTGTCTGCTGCTTCTTTGTCTGCTTTTTCTTTTGCATCTTTTTCAGCTTTGTAATTTTTTGACCTTTCACGACTTCTTTTATTGAACTCAATGTCAACAATTTTTAAATCAGTTTCAAGTTTAGAAATTTCATCTTTTAGTTTTGCAGATTCTTCTTCTCTACTTTCTAGAGCTTTTAAAGATGCCTTTGCTACAGCTTCTGCCACACCACCCATTCCTGCAGTTGCTATTAATCTTTGCTTTATGTTTTCCAAAAGTGCTTCGTCAACTGCAAGTTCTGATAATTTTGCTTTTTTAATTTTAATTAATTCATTAATTTTTTTCTTTTGCAGTTTTGTTGTATCTTTTCCTTGCGCCCTTGCTAATGCAATTTCGTTATCGAGATCATTCATTTTAGAATTGTGCAAACGTTCTGCCCTTTTTTGTTCTGCTTCTTGTAACCTTCTTTGTGTTTCTGCTTCTGCTTCACGCTTTTTTGCGTTTTCTTCTGCTTCATAATCTGTAATTCCTAAAAAATCACTTACAGATTTTAATCCTTCTATAACAACATTTATTGCATCTGTAAAAACTGCAAAGTAACCAATTAAACCAATTACTGCAGTAACAATTAGTGCAAATGGATTTGCTTTTAAAACAAGATTAAGACCTTTTTGAACAAGTGTAAAAGCTTTCGTTGATTTACTTGCTAAATTAAAACTTTTACTAAAGTCTTGAATACCTTTTATTCCGTCTGCCAATGCCATAGCAGAATTAACTTTCAATAATGCTTGTTCTACTTCTTCAGATTCAGTACCAAATAATCCCATTGCTCCCTGGACAACTGCAAATCCACTTGCTGCACCTTGTAATGCACCACCAAGTTTTGCACTCATAGTTTGTGCTGCAGTGTCAACTGCTAAATCTGTTTCAATTTGTGTTTTACGATATTTACCAACTTCTTTTAAAAGTTCTTTAAATTCATCTGTTGTTTGTTCACCAGCTAAAGCCATTTGGTAAAGCCGATCTTCCATTTCACCCATTTGAGCCGTCAAAGGTCTTATATCGTCATAGACTTCTTCAAATGTAGCGTGTAAGTCTTTATTGCTTTTTGTAGTGCCGTCTATACTTTTGTTTAAGTTGTCAAATTGATTACCAACTTGTTCTGCGTTCGTATTTACATCAAGATTTATTGTCCTTTTTTCTGCCATTGTTAAGCTTTTTAAATTTTAAATTCCTTTGTTCTTGCTTGTATATTTCTTTTAAATTATCTGTTAACTTGTATTTTCCTTTTGCTATTTCTATTTCTTCACTTATTCCGAAATGATCGGTTAATTTTAGCATTTCAATTATTTTTTCTATCATGGTTGTTGAATTAAAATTGTGTTTTCTGTTATTGCTCCGTTTTGATATGTTTGGGTTACTAATAGTGGTATTGTTTGCACACTATAATTTTCTTTTATTAATGGAACATTTGTTTCAGTAACAATAAATTTATGCAGTATAGGTGGAAATAAAGCATTATTACTTTCGTCCATTATATAACATTTTGGATTGTTATTTACAGGAACACAAACAGAAATAATTTGTGAACTTGTTACCGTGCTTGGTGTTATTGTTACACCTGCAGTTGTTGTTGTTATAGTTGCACTAACTACATTATTGTATAAGGTAATTGGAACATCAACACAATTTGCAGTTGGATTAGTTGGTATAACTGTTATAGGGTTTGTTGGTCTAAGATCCATTATTAATGATAAATTGACCTCACCACTTGTTAGGTTGGTTTTATATGAGTTTATAATGTACCTTTTATCTCTAATTACTAACCTATCATTTAGCTTTAATTTAGTTAAAAGTGATATTGGAAAAAGACTTTTTAAATCTGTTATTCTATTTTGAATCATGTAAAGATTCATAAGATAATTTAAATAGTATGCAGCATATAAACCAAAAGGAACAGTTGTTAATAAAAATGTACTTATCTCATTGCCAAAATTTAGTGAGTAATCAGTTTGGTTGTTCACTCTTAAATCCTGTCCAAAAGGAATATAATTAGTAATGGTTTGGGTGCTACTACCGTCATTAATTTTAATATCGGTTGTTTGCTTATCGTACATATAAAACAAACATGGTTTTGTAATATAAGGATTGTAATTCTCATCTAAAGCATAAGCCACTTGTGTATTTGTTGGTACATTTGAAGAAAGAAAAAATCTTGTTCCCATTAAATTTTCAAAAGGCAATTTAACACTAAATTCACTTCCTTCATTATTAAAAGTTTGTTCTAAATTTCCATACTCTTTTTGATGAGTAACTGAAAATTGTTTATTCAAAAAACTTTTACTTTCTGCATATTGAAAACTAATTTTTTTATACAAGGGTACTTTTTTTACTTGTATGCTTTCAATATCGGTGTAAGTTGTAGTATCGTATAAATCACCTACGTTATACCAAGTTTCAATATCTTCGATTTGATAAACATCTGTATCAGTACCAAAACAAGTTAGATTAAACATTTTTAAGACACCAGTGAAAAGATCTTTTACTTTTAGATCTGGAAGATAATTAGTAATATAATTTACGCCTGTTAAAGTCACTGCATTTCCACCTGTTTCACGCCATAATTCTTGATATTTTGGAACGCCTAAAGCATTTTCATAAGTTATTTTTTGCTTATAGTTTATTTTTCCGGTTATATTCATTGATTGACTTGCTCTAACTTCCCAATGAAAAACCTTTTGTGTTCCTGATAAGTCAACTAATTGATCGTAAAAAGTTGTATCAATGTACAAACCTGAAGCACTACTTGGCAATGGTGGTATTTCTTGAGTAACTAATAAAATGTTATTCTGATAAATATCTAAATAAATAGTAGCATTGGTAGTTGAAGGTAAAATTGATACCGTTATTTCTTCATAAACAGTTACAATAAAAGATCCTGGGTGTGTTGTATGCCAATTTGAATTTAGTAGAGTACCATTATTAAAGGTTGTGCCGTCCCATTGTAAAGTTAGGGTATCATTGGTATAATCAAAATAATCTTGGTTAACTAAGGGTGCTACATTTGGAAATGAAAGAGGACCAGTTATATCTAATTTTTTTGGTTGAGTAACGAATGTATTTGTATTCGCATTTTTACACCATAAAAACAACTTTTTAAATCTTTCATCATTTAAAAAATTACCGTTAAAAGTCAAACCATAACGGCTTTCAATAGCATCAAAAACTTTGCTTACTTTTATTGCTGGAAATAAATCTGTATAAGGTATATGACCTGCAGTTGTTGAAATATCTTCAGAACCACCGTCTCCATACGTCCATAAATCTTTACTACTTATTAGAGGGTATCTAACATCATAATCAGTTGTATCATCTGTTATTCTATTTAAAACTTCTGTTCCAGTGTAGTTATGATCTAAAGAACTTAAATCTAAATCAGTTAATTTTTCTTCTAAAAACTTATCTTTTAAGCTTGTTATATCACCGTAAAAAGTTAGTTGGTAATTATCAGGTTTCCCATTTTTTAATTCTACTTTTTCGAGTTGAATTTTACCACTTCTAAAAGGAGTTAAATTAATATCAATCTTTGCTTCTTTTCTTATTTTAACATCAAAAGAAGAACCATTATGAGTTGTAACATCATTGTTGTACCAATGACTAAAAACTTGATTATTATTTGGGGTTGCTGGTACTGAAAAAGATTGGCTGTAGTCAGAATATACTTTGCTTATATCTTGTATATTTTGAATAGTTGAATTGACTTCAATTTGCTCATCTGCAAACAAATCTAATTTAACACCTTCTACATATATTTGAATGCTTCTTTTCATTATATAACACTATTAATTATATCACTAGAATATTTGAATTCCATTGTATAGCTTGTTGGTTCATTTCTGTTTATACCTTTTATTTTTTCTATAGATTTTGTATTCAATAAAACTGGCAAATTATCGAGTAATATTTTTTCACTTAACATTATTTCTTGAATAGTATCATTATAACTCTCTTCAACATGACCTGTATTAACTGTTATTTTCTCTTCACCGTTTGTATTGAATGCACTTCTTTGACCTTCTAAAGTTGAGTAACTTAATGAATTAGATTGCATCAAATTATATTCTTTATTGTTTACGCTAATATTATTTTTAGAAGCTTTAAAAAAGAATTCACGTTGCCAATATCCAAACTTGTTTACGAAATCAATCATTACTGGTGTGTATTTCGGTTCGCATACAGGTTTAAAATTCCATGTTCCTAACAAAGTTGGCGAAGGTGAACTTACGTTTTGCCATATTTCCAATTTATTACCGTTTGCATAATAACCAACCCAAACCGAAGGAACATCATAAAGAGTATTTCCTGCAGCAAATGGCGTTGTAATTGTTGTTGATGTTCCTGTAACTAAATCAGTATATTTTACACTATCAATAGAAGCAGCATTATATACGCCTAAAATTCCAGCACGATCATCTGCGTTACTTGTTGGATTGCTTAAAGCATCATATTTATAGTAATAAGTTCCTTCTTTTAAAGTTGCATATTTTGAGCCACTAAAAATAAAATCTGCATTCGTTGGGTTGCTACCTTCTGAATAATAGCCGTAGCCGTCAAAACAATAATTAGTAGTGGTATCTAAAAGTGTAAAAGTTCCATTTGTATTCTCTTTATATCTTTGCACTCTTAATAAAACATATTGGTTATTGTTACTTGCTACAATTCCACTTGTTGTAGGAAGCGTTCCAATAATACTTTGCCTTGTTGTAAACTTCAAATATTCTCTACAATACGGTGCAATGTCGTAATACATTTTCAAGTTATTTGAAGAAGGTATTTTTTTGTTTAAAACGTATTGAGCCGTTCCAGGAGATGTTCCAGGATAGTAAAAAGTTAGATCTAATTGTGAACCTACAACATTAGATTCATCAACTTCAATAATGTAAGGTGATCGTGCAAATATATTAGCCATAATATTCTTTAAAATTTTCGTCTATAATTGATAATAATAAGTTTTCCATATCTAAACCATATTTTTCTATTAGTTCTTGTGGTAATTGATTGTAAGCTTTTTCAAATGGTTTAGTAAAAAACATTGTTGGTTTAATTCCTTGGTGAAATATTTTTCTTGCTATTAAAAAAGTAATTGATTTTTGGAAACCAACTTTACTTATGCTTCTGCCTTTAAATTTTCCTTTTACATCACGTGGTGCAATTCCTTTTCTTACCACCCATTTGTCAAATGCTTTTGGTGGTGGCATTTTATCAGTATAGGCAAAGTTGTCTAAAGACTTACCACCTTTTATACCTTTCACCCCCCTATCTTGGTAAAATCCGTATTCGTTCATTTCGAAAAATACTCTAATACTATTTGGCATTTCTTTAACATCACCTTTTATTGACTTGCTTAAATTACCACTTGTATTTTGTTTGGTTAAATTATCTTTTGCAGCTTGAACAACTTTCTGTTCAAACTCTTTTAAAGCTTCCAATAAAAAATTAGTTTCAGACATCACAAACTGTCATTGTGTTAGGTGTGTTTATGTTTACGGTCATAGTCCAACCAGCTAACTTGTTTTCAAATCTGTCTATAAATGGCTCACAATTTGGTGATCCTTCTACTTGGTAATTATCGTCATAAAGGTTTCCACGCCTTAACTTTTCGTATAACCTGTTTAAAATACTTATTTGAGTATTTAGAACATCTTGTTCATTGTCGTTTCCTCTAAACTTATCAGTTGTTTCTTCTTTAGAAATATCTACAATATCCATTGCCATTATAGAAATATTATACTGAATTACATTGTTTACAAAAGTTGCATTGTTTACCATTATATGACATAGTGGAAAAATAGTTTGTTTTGACAAATCTATGCTGAAAATATCACCTTCACTAACGGTGTTTATTAATGGATCATTATTTAATTCTGTTTGTAACTTTGTTAAAATTTCGTAGTACATATTTATTTTTTTAATTGTCGCTGCATTTCGTTATATTCAATATCTCTTTTTTGCTTTTCAAAAGTAAGCCAGGTAAGACAGTCTTGTATAGGTAGTCTGGTGACATCTCTAAATCCTTGAAGTTGTCCGTTAGCAATTGCATATATGCTTGAATACCAACCCCAGCGTTCGGCAAATTGAGTTCTTTCGCTAAAGTCTGTTTCATTTCCTTCGTCATCATTTCGCTTTTTAAAAATGTCAGCAAACTTTGTAGTAAGTCGTTTGTTAAAGTCCAAAAAAAAACTTGTGAACCTAACACTACACCAAGTGGTGCAAACTTCATAACTTCAGCATAATTATTTGTGCCGTTGTATTCTTCTATTTTATATTTTTCTTTTTGGGTATCAGTAATTGGTCTATACATTACTGCCATTGCTTTGTGCCAATTTTCTACCTTATCAAGATTCTGTGTTAAGTCTATGTATTCTCCGAAAGACATATTTTCTAAATCTGTAATAAAACCAAATTCAACACCTTGTAAAGTGAACTTTTGTTGAAAGCTTGGTTTAGTTTTAAACATTTGTGAAAGGTGAATTGTAATATCTTTTACATCAGACCACTTAACACTAAATACATCACGAAGTCTTAAACCACAAAAAATTTGAATCATTTTTTGGCAAAGGAATTCTTCGTCATTAGACTTTTCATAACTATCCATAAATTGTTGATAGCTTTTTAAAGGTATTTCATTAATATCTGTCGGTATTAAAATCTCTGCTTTCATATTACATGAACGTTTTTTTTGTAATTTGTATTACTTTATATGGTATTGCCCATAATTCTTGTTTCCTAAATTTTCGCTTTCATGATACCTTAAAGCATCAATTAAGTGATCGTTTCCTGGTCTAGGTTTGTTTAGTTGTTTGCCTGTCTTATCAGTATCCCAAATATAAGACCTTAATTCTTTTATTAAATTTTTGCTCTGTGAGGTTACTAAATATTCTTGTGACTGCATCAATTGAATTCCATGTAATATTGAATCACGCCCCTTTGTAGCCCCTTTAATCATTATTCCAAATCTTCTTATTTCTTCTATGCTTTTTGGTTCTGCGCTATCACCAACAACTAAAGTATGTTTAGGTAACTTTTTTGCTATTTCTGAATTTACTAAACCAGTTTGATAGCATATTTCGTTTACAATTCTTTTGTTGTTATATTTATATATTTCAACAATTGCCGTTGGATCTGCAGAATAACCAAAATCAAGACCAATACCAAGTAGTTTTGCTTCTCTTGGAATATGATCTATTTCAGCCCAATTTTCTATAACAACGCCCACAAGGTTACCGACCAATCCCAAACCATAAACACGCCACCAATTACGCCAATAATTACTTGTTTCGGCTTTCTCTTTTGCTTTCTCAATTTCCTTTACAATTCTTTTATCAAGTGCATCATTATCTTTATAAGTTAAGATTAAAAAGTCTGCATCTGGATCATCTTTTAAAATTGTATGCACCCAAAATTCATTAGAAGGGTTAAAATCAAGAAAAACTTCTTTGACTGTTCTTATTGATAACTCATTGTAAGCTTCAAAAGAAATGTTATTTGCTTCATTACAGTATAGAATGTCACGCCTTGCACCACGTAATTTAGTTGAATCTTCTACAGAAAAAAATTCAATAAAAGAGCCGTTTGAAAAAGTATATTTGTAAAAACTTTTGTTAAAGTTTTCGTCATTATATCTGTTTGTTTCTTTTAATATTTTTATAAAATCTTTTATACACCCCCTTCTTAAATGTGGCATACTTTCAGCAACAATTGAAATTTCAAGATTTGGATTAATGATTGCCTTATTTATTAAGATCGGAATAATGCCGTATGTTTTTCCAGCACTTGTACCACCTTGAATAATTTTAATTCGCTTTTTTAAAGCAAGTATTTTATTGATCGCTTTCGTCCTCTTGAACATCTGGGAAAAGTGGTTGATCTGTTATTGTTTGATTTATTTGTTGGGTTGGTGAACCGTAGGCACTATCTTCAAGTGCTTTGTAACTGTTTGTATCACCTTTTCTTGCTTTTAAAATCTGTGCTAAAGTTGTTATATCTTCTTGTGTTAGTTCTTCAATTTCACCAGTGATTGGGTTTCTAAATTTTTCTTTCACTTCTAACCATTTTCTTGCAATAGTAGATCTGTTTTTTGATCCTTTTGGTCTTCCTTTTGGATTACCACTTTCTCCTTTTTTCCAGGGTTTTTTTAGATTTTTTTCATTTGCCATAATTCAATTTTTAAAAATAACCTTTAAAAGAATCTAAAGGGTAAAATACTAAACTATTTCTGTAGCCGTCTTTATGTGTTGGAACTATCGGTGTAACACCGTGTATATTTCTCCATGCAGGATATACAAGCATAGAATTATCACTGCTATCTACAGTTGCACCATAATCAGGAACAGTTGTATTACCACCAGTTGCATTCTTTTTTTTTGCTATTATAACGTTAACACAACCTTTAATATTTCTCCTATCTATATGAAAAGGTGCTGGAATATTATAATTAGAAATAGAAGAGGTGAACATCTTACTAAACCTAAATTTTTTTGGCACATTTTCTTCAATCAATTTTACTTGCCTCTGATATATTTTTGGTGCTATTTTTTTAATTAAATTTTCACTTTCTTGACAACTTAACAACATTGCTTTAATAAAAGTTTTTGCACTTGGTTTATTATGAACTGAAGATATACTTGGGTAGTGCCTTCTCATTCTTGTATTACTTGGAATTGATCCAATAATTGTTGAGTATTGTAAAACTTCATTTTCTTTTGAATGAAAGCCAGAAGATCTTTTCATAACGCTTTTTGGCACGTTTTTACTTCTCAATTCTTTATTTGCTATAGCAATAAGTTTAGAAAGTTTTTCTGAATGTTCTGAAATATCTTTCAAATAGAACCCTATTATTTCACCGTTTTCAATGAATAAGGTATCTTCTGTAATATTTGGTTTTATATGACCACATTTATCACCAATTTTTACATTGTGTTCTTTTTTTATTAATTCTACTTTTTTCATAAACAATAAATATTATCAGCTTTTGGGAATATATTATTTGGTATTTTATCATCTGGTAAATTATAAAATTGTTTTTTATAATTAATATTTTTATAATTACCTTTTAATTTATCAATAGCATTTCTGTATCTGTTCAAATTTGGATCTATGTCTAAACTCCATTCAACTATTAATTTTTTTGGAAATACTTTCATGTCTTCAATTATATTCATTTCTGCACCTTCAATATCCATTTTCACATTAGAATCTTTAAGAATAACTTCTTTATAATTTATACAATCAACTTTAAATTTTTGATTGCCCCAATTTTTATACAAACTATTCCTCCAGACTTGCAAATTATTTGCAACATACATTGTCATTTGTTTTTTTTCAGAAGAAACAACTGCTTTGTTTATAATTTTTGCATTATAATTATTTAACTTCAAATTTCTTTCGATCATTTTACAATTGAATGGATCAGGTTCATAAATTTCAACTGTAGCCCCTTTCGATAAAGCAACTAATGAGAAAGCACCAACATTACCACCCAAATCAATCCAATGTTCTTTTGGTTTAATTTTAAAGAACTTTTTTTCATAAACATTATTGACAATAACCTCTTCAAATGTTTTAAAATCAGAGGTTTTTTCTCTACAATAAAATTTAATATTATCATGTTCTTCTAATGATAATTTCATACTTTTTCTTTTTCTTCTGTCAAATGTTTAATTAACATTTTTCCAATTTCAAAACCTTTATCTTTCCAATATTTAAAAAGTTCATAAGCAATTGGATAATCATCAACACTAAAATCAATCATTATTGCCTTCCTTATATTAGAATTCATTTCATCAACTTCTTCTTCAATATCAAAGTCATCTAAAATATCATAATCTATTTTTTCATCTTGCCAGACTTCCAAGCCCCAGGAACTAAGATCTTCAGAACTCCATTCATTTGCCAACATATCCCAATCCCAAAGACCACTGCTAACATTATCTTTTATTACAAATTGTTTTTTTTGTTCTTCACTCCAATCATCTGCAAGTAAAATTGGTATCTCTTTCAGACCAGCTTGAATTGAAGCTTTTAAGCGCATATTTCCACCTAAAACAACATAGTTGTTATTTGAATCAGTAAAACACACAACAGGGCGTTTTTCAAGCATCTCTGGGAATTCTTCAATGCTTCTAACTAACCGATTATAATTGTGATCTTTTATTAATCTTGGGTTGTCTTTATTTGGTTTTACTTTACTTATTTTTACTTTCATACTCATTATATACGGTTTTTAATCTGTCAATCATATCTCTTACACAAGATGAACAACTACTTGGATCTGTTCTTTTGTTAAATACTCTATTAAAAATATCTCTTAAATCTTGTTGTTCCTGGGGTGAAACGGTGTTACGTTCTAAAGCAAACCAACCACTTAAAAAATGATATTCATCTTCTTTAAGACATTTTACGTCTGGTGCATAACTAAACAACTTATTTAATTTTTTTCTACGTTCTTCACACCCACAATCTTCACCAGCAACAAATTTAACTAATTTTTTTATTCCTGTAGCTTTAGAGATTTTATCAATAGTATCTCCCAACCCCTCACTTTTCTTTTTTACTGTTTTCTTTTTTGCCATTTTTTTAATTTTAATTTATAAATAATAAAAGTAATAAATATTATCAGAGACATACTGAATATATTTATATGTGGTTCTCCACATATTCCTAAAAAGTGTTTTAAGTTTTCTATCATAATTAATTTAATTCAACTTGGTAAATATTTAAAAAATCTTCTTCCTCTAATTGTTTCTGATAGCAGAATATTTTAATTGCTTCATGTAAGTCTTTTGCTCTGATTACATTTATAGGTTCTTTGTCTGTATCATTTTTTATGTAAAAAAAGTATGTTTTCATTTTATGCTTTTATGTGTTCAAAATCTTGGTTTCTAAAATCTTCCCAATCTTCTCCAACTGTAATTTTAATTCTGTCCTTGCAGTTTTTTAAGGTTTGATAAATCGAACTTCTACTAATGTTACTTTCCTTTGCTAAAGTAATAATACTTTTACCTGTTGAAACATATTCTTTGAATAACATTTGATCGTACCAATGCCATGTATTAATTTCCTGGTTTATCTTATCTAATATTATTTCGTGTTTCTTTTCTTTCATTTTAACGTTCTGAAAATTGTTTTCATCTTTCAGCCACATATTGTGTAAAATCTTTTCTTTAAATAATCTTTTTCTTTTTCTTTCTTCGTTTAAATGACCACTTACATATAAATTATTTGCTCTTTCATAATCTTCAAAATGAACAAACTTGAATCTGTTTTTATCGGTGCAACCTCGGTGTTTTCTATACCAATCAATATAAGTGTTTCTTAAAGCAAAAAAAACATAACCACTGTTCAATTTCCCATTTGGTAAAACTTTTTCTTTTGATGATCTTTCTGCCAATCTAATATAAACGTCCTGGACTATATCTTCAGAGAATTCACCAGCACCAAATGTTTTAACTATTGTTATCCATTGTTGGTGGTGTTTTTGCACCTCTACAAGCCATTTCATTTCCAAAGATAAAAAAAAACCCTTACAAATTATGCAAGGGCTTTCTTATTAATCAATAAAACAAATATGAATGTTCAAATATAATCTTTTTTTTTAAAAAGGAAGATCATCTGTTTTACTTTCTTGTATTTCTTCTTTCATTGGTTGCCAAGTATCAACACTTATTGAAACGTCTTTGCCATATTGGTCTGGGGTGTCTTTAATATTTATATTTAGTCTTATAAATTTATTCCCCTGGAATTCCTCAATGTAGTCTTTTAATTTACTTGGGTTTATTGTAGCTTTTAGCCAACCTTCATTCATTTTTTTTCCACTACCTACGTAGATTGTTTTTTCTTTTTCCATTTTTATTTTGTTAAATTATTATTTTCTGCATATTTTTTTTTGCCAAATTCAATAAGTAGATTTCTAACCTTTTTACCAAATTTCGTATCGTTTCTGTATAACATAGATGTACCAAGTATTTCTTTAAATATTGATATTATTTCTTCGGTTGTTATTTCGTTTTTATCTTTCATAACTTTTCAATTATCTTTATTGTGTTTTCTTTAATTTCGGCTATTTCTTTTGATCCTATCCAATTAACAAACTCATAAGCTTCAATTAAAATTGTATATTCTTTTTCCATGATCCTATCAAAGAATGTAATATATAAATCATTTCTTTTTTTATCGAATTGATAAGAATGAACTTCAGGGTATTCAATAAAGATTTCTGTTTCTTCTTTTGGATTATCAGGCATTTTGTATTTCTTTAATGGTTAATAATTCATTTAACTTATCATAATACTTTCTGCATTCAATTATTCTTTCTATAATTTTATCAATTACATTTTGATCGTATTCAACTTGAAAAGTTTTAATTCTTAGTTCGTTATCAATATTGTCAAAGTTATGATTGTTTTCGATCTGTTTTCTTACTCCTGGAATTTCATCAATTGCATTAAGTTGATAATGTTCACGCCTTATTTCATCTTCTACAAGGTGAGAAGGGGTGTTTAAAAGGCAATAACAAAGTATAGAATTCTTTTTACCTGTTAACATCATGTAACCCATTAATTGATAATAATAATCTTTGTTTGGAATATTATCACTAAAAAAATTATCAAAATATGTAAAAGCACTCCAACTTGCTTTTATATCTAAAAGAGTATCAGTTGTATTTACATCTGGTGTTCCGGTTATATAATCATTTTCAAAATTTTCATGGTTTTTATATAGAAAATCTGTTTCTAAAACTTCATTGCATAATGCAATTCCTTCAAGTTCTACTTCATTTCCCTTATCAATAAATTTTGATTTAATCTTTTTATACTTGCCAAATTTTTGTTCAATAATTAATTCTTTCAAATAACCCTTTGTTGTGTTTGACAATGTTTCTTTTTTAGATCTTGGATTGGTCATTATTTTGCCAATCTGTGAGCATCTTATTTTTAGCATGATGTTAGTTGTTTAGTTTGTTCACTATTTAATTTAAATGTTTTTAGCAATTGTTCTTTTGTGTAACTGCCTTCTTTTATACTTTCTATTGCCCTTGCAAATTGCACATCAGTTAAAGTACCTTTTTTAAATTCGTAATTAGGGTAATGTTTAGTTTTTTTCTGATTGTTTATAGCATTAATAACTTCGTCAGCACTTGCCACACTACCAGCATCAATACCAATACCAAAATTTGCTAAAGCCCTTCCCCAAGCAGATGTTTCACA